ACCTTCCAACACATTCTTCATGCGTCCTTCTAGTTCTCCTTCATCTTCATCGTAAGCTAAGAACTCTGTTACTGGATTCTGTAACTCTGGTACTTGTTGGATAAGATTAGACAGTCTAGCTTCTTGTCCGTTAAAGAAAGTAAAGTCAGTAGCAGCACCAGCAACAACACCCTTAGTAACAGTACCTGCTTTCGCTAACGCACCTGCTCTACCAGCAAGACCAAACAACGGAATAAATCCTGTAGCAAATTGAGATATACCTTCTACAGCTCCACCTGCCATTGTTTTAGAAGTACCAAGGAACCTAGTATCATAGTCAGGGAGTACATCAAATGATAAGTAGTCTGCTAGGTTGTAAGCTCCTTGAAATGCCCCCTCTATACCACGAAACGGAGCAGCCAATACGTCACCAGCTATATCAAAAAAGTCGTTATCTTCTTCCTCGTTGTTTACGTCTTCTGGTAGTGCCATAGTATTATAAATTCTTTAAAGCTTTATGCAGACGTTCTTGCTTGGTTATTAAATCAAACACATCATCTGCTCCTATTTGTTCTGCTAGTTTCTTAGCTTTCAAAAATGTTTTATTAGTACTTTTTAAATCAGTAATCTCTTTTATTTCTTCTACTTCTTCAGTGGTCAAAAAACGAACACGAGCTGGATCAAGTTGTTTAATATCAAACCTGACACCGTGTGAAGTAACACCATTTCTAAGTACTTCTTCTTTTGTAAACTCCATGCTCAAAGCAGCACCTTGCATATAATTTTGTAGTGCGTCGCCTTTCTCGGTTGGTGTGTAGTAATTAGCTACAGGTGTACCCTCAACAGGATCAAAAGGACCAAACGATCGAACTATAGTTCCTTTAGTTTTCTGTCCAGATGCAATACTAGCAAGTTCATTCAAGTCAACATTCCTAAAATACTTCATTGCTTTCTTTCGTTCTGCTTTATCAGCATCGACATTCAGCAGTACGTTATTAGCTTGTATTGTTTTTTCTAGTCTATCAGATGTGTCGTCAAAATAACTTTTCTCAGGAGCCGTCGTGTTTTCTGTAACTCTAGTTTTAGACAGTGCCTCTCTCTCAGTCATCTTATTTAATCTGATTTGAATCTTACGATCCATTTCACGAGAGATTCTTTCTTTTTCTTTTATAATAAAATCGTTAACTAATTCAGATGCTGCTCTAGGGTCTCGACCTTGCGGTAATTGTGCGATTCTTTTAAGTTCTTGGTTCAACGATTCATTAAATTGTGCGTCGTGTTCTGATTTAATCCTTAATATTTCTGGATCAGATACAGCTAATGCTCTATCAAATTCCGATGAATCTAATGTAGCGTTAAATACTCTATCTATTTCTTGTATAGCACCTGTGATAGCTCCTCGTGCAAACGGGTTGCTGTATATCTCATTTACAAACATAGTCACAGGATCAATATCAGTCCTTACGATGGTATCTATATTCGCTTGCAAATCAGCTTTACCCACAACATCATCATCAAACTCAGGGGCTTGTTCAGCTGCTTGTTGCAAAGATACTAAATCAGTAAACTCTTGTCCGTTATAAGTTCCCGTGCCTGTGCGTTGTATCTCGTTGTAAGCAACTCTAAACTCCGCTGCTTTTACTTTAACACGATCCGCACGTTCCGTTTCTTCTAATCTTTCAGCAGCTTCGGCTAACGAATCTATACGACTACGATAGGCATCTTCTTCTAGTTCCGTCATTTTAGCAGCACCGATATTTAGGTTATCTTTAGCCCACACTAATAAACTGTCGGCTTTTTCTTCCATACCGTTACGTGCTAAATTATCGAATACTTTACCTAAAAGATCACGTTGTTCTGATGCACTAAACGCACTAAGGTTTTCCCAAGCGTCCTGTAACGCATCAGAAGTAACTTCGTCGTAGTCTCCTAAATTACTACCATCTTTAGCTAACTCATAGAATACACTGGTAGTACCAAACGCTGTATCACCTTTAGCTATTCTATTCTTCTGTGCGTCGTATTGTCTAACCAGTGGTAGTATCTGTGGATTGACTGCTTGTTGTAGTCCTTCCTGTGCAAACACTGAATTATTTAACGCTTCATTATTTCCTACAAAATTCTGTTGTACCTGTGCAATTATCTCACGTGTGCTTAACTCTTCGTCACCAGCTTGTGGACTATCTAAACGATTGTAGACATCCTCCATTAATAAACGACTAGATGCTTGTCCTACTGCTTTCAGCTTACGCTTTTGATTTAACGGAGATGTCAACCATCCCATACCACCACGACGTACTTGTTTGTCCAGTTCTCCTTCCGTCTGTTTCAGCATAGCCTGAACTTCTTCAGGACTCTTACCTGCTAACTCTTCTTCAAATTGCTCTGCTTCTAGATCGGCTACTCGTGTGTACTGCTGCAACACTGGATTAACTTGACCCAACGCATCAGCTAAGTCCATCAACTTGTTACGTCCTGCTCGTTGAACTTGCACAGAATACTGACCAGCCCGTTGGATGGTAGGTTGAATGCCGGGGACTGCTCCCCCTAATCCTTGTACTTGTACTCGTTCTCTAGCCATAATAAATTACCCGCCTATCTGCATATAGCTTGCACCAGCTGTTCCCGGTCTGATAGCGTCTCCGGGTTGAACTACATTAAAAGGAGTGCTACCGCCTCCTCCTCCACCGAAGCCACCGCCCATCTGTTGCATCTGCAATCCAGTACCATAAGCACCCACTGCACTTGTGGCAGTCTGTAACAATGAAGTCAAAGCACTAGGTCTGTTGATAGGTTGATTAATACCGATCTGACGTTGTACCGTTGCAAACCCTGCTTGTTCAAGACCCATGCCCGTTGCTACTCCACCTAACTCTTGCTGTCTTAAAAGTGCTGATCTGTACGCTCCTTCTTGTCGTGTGTAGTCATCCATCAACGCTTGTACACTAGCTCCTGCTACACCTGCTTCTCCAGCAGATACCCTAGCTCTTGCTAATGCTTCCTGTGACTTCTTACTAACTTGTTCTAACTCACGACCCACAGCTTCCTGCTCTTGTGCTTGACGCATACGAAGAGAGGTTTGTTCTTGCATGAAACGTTGACGTTCAGCTGCTGCTGCTTGTGCTTGATATGCTGCTTGTTGTTTAGCCTGTCGCCTAGCACCCATATACTGAGCACCGCCCGATGCGACTGCTAACGCTGCTAATGCTAGTGGATAACACATATCAATTACTTCCTCTCTAATATAAATGACATATACCCGTCGTACTGGCAATCGCTAAACTCTGCACCCAACCATTGCAACCACCTGTAACTCAACGTGTTAGTCTTCATTACGATGTTTGTTAAATAGTCAAAACCTATCATCATCTCGTCTACCCACTGCTTAGAATGTTTAAGAAAGTATTTCTTAGCTGTAGCCAATCGTCGCGTTCCTAACAACCAAACAACACCAACATTCTCGTGTGGAGTGACACCAAAGCTGCAATATAAACCGTCGTTACCTCGTAGTGAATAACACTTACTGCTTGTTTCAAACGATATATTAACTGCGTCCTTTGGGTGGTGCATTAGACCGATACATTCCATCATGTCCTCTTCTCTCATATCGTCGTACAATTCGAACGCATCCATGTCCGGCATAGCTTCCTCTACCCTAAGACCCATATCTTCTACTCCTCGGTATAAACATAGATTCAAACTCTGCAGCTAACAGCTTGACTGGCAAGGCAGAACTGCTCTTTACTTCAATTGTTGTATCTTCTGGTTGTCCTTGTACTGCAAACTTAAAGTGTCCGTCTTGTGGTGTGAAACTGTTAAGTGTTAAGTTAGACCCAAGGATGTCAGGATTGAATGCATACGTGTATGTATCTCTAAACTTAGGTGTTACTTCTACAGTAAAGTGTCCAGTGTCTGCATAGTTAAGACTACCACTACGGATTGTTTGAAATGTGTAATCAGATGCAGATCGTCCTCCTCGTTCCGTTGGTTGTTTCAATGTCTGATCAGAGAACCTGTACAACATATCGTACGGGAATCCTGCGTAGAAGTCTGTGCTTGTTAAGTCTCCACTCACCGTACCCGCTGTTGCAGATGTCCTTGTAAACGCTACCCTATGACCGTTCTTTGTGTATATATCTATACCTGTTGGATCGTACGGAAAACCACTGATTGTTGTAGTACCACCACTAAAGCTAGTTGTTAAGTCGCTACCGTCTATCCTACTGTCTAACAACAACGTATATCCATTATCGTCTTGTAAGTCATTCTCCATCGGTAATACTTCTAAGTAGGTGGAGGTCGTATCGTTTGTCAGGATGTATAAATCTGATTCGATAAAGTCCAACCCAACAACGTCACGATTAAGTGTGAACTTCTGCCAAGCACTTTGTATCTTCTCTTTGTTCTGCCAGAAGTACTTATATATAAATATCTCTTTACGGTTCTGATTGTTTACCACTGCTAACACATTCTCCACAGCAGTACCTGCCATAGCGATAACATCAGACTTAACGTACGTTGGTACTTGTGATGTTATTTCAGCAGCGTCAAAGATAGCAGTGTCGTTGTCTATGTAGTATTCAGTCAGCCCGGTGTACGTGTTACGCTTGAATGGGAAGTATACGTAGTTGTTAAGAACAATCGGCTTGATACGTCCTGACGCATCGTACTCGGTAGCTGGAGTAATACTTACTGTCTTAGGTGTTAACAAATCCTGACCACGAAGAACGAACTGTGTGCCTTCTGAAAAGATTAACAACTTCTCTTGGAACGGTACTGCGTGTTTTAGTATAGCTACTTTTGTGTGACTGATGCCTACATCTATGGGTGCACTATCTAACAACGATAAGACGGTAGTCCTCCAGAAATTAAAGTATTCATCTGCTTCACTAAATACGATACTGTTATCTGTTAGTAGTCCCAGTCTGTTCTTGAAGAAGAAGATGTCGTTTATCCTACTACCAACAAACGTAGGAGCTGGGTTCGTGTCGTCATCACCTGCTGTTCTGTTACCCCAAGTTGTTGTATCTAACGTCCACGTGTTAAATGTAGCGTCGTCAGGTTTTAACTGTAACGGCATGGTTGTAGCGTTGAACGTAGTCTTTACACCGTACCCTACATCTTCTACCCACGTGCCTTCACCGTAGTGCCACAGAACTTCTTTATCTTCTTTAGTCTCAAACTTTACATAGTAATCGTCTTGTACAAGCTCGGTGTCTCCCTTTACTTTAATACGAAAACCATTGAAAGCTTTAGCAGGTAGGTCAGTAATACTAGATACTTCTTTATAAACAACACCTAGTCCTTGGTCAGCTAAACCATCCTTAACAGATATATCAAAGTCAGAAGTGCCTGTGATAAGTATGACAGCATTCTGTTGTTCCATCGTTTGTGATATACCTGATGTAGCAATCTGAGCTGTTGCAGCTGCACCACTACCACCACCACCACTAAACGATATAGTAGGAGCAACCGAGTAACCACTACCTTGACCTGATATAACAATCTCTGTTACTACTCCACCTGATACAATAGCGTACCCTTCAGCATCACTAGCAGAACCTGTGTTAAATTGTACATCTGGAGGACTTGTGTAACCACTACCACCGTTTGTAATCGTAGTGCCTGTAACAACACCTCCTGTACCTAAAGTCAAAGCTATCTGTGTGGCTATGTATTCAGTGTCAGCATCTTTACCATCTCCTGATGAATTACCCGTTGTATCGTTATTGTTATTCTGACCATCACCACTACGATACGTTCTTTTGTGTCCGTCTATATCAACAGTGTACTCTTTACTGTAGTCACCTAACTTAACGAACACGATAGCTCTGTAATCTAATGCTGTACTTGTCGTACTGCCTAACGATACCGTTTGTTCTTTGTTAGCTATAAATGTGTAGTCAGCAACGGTTAACGCTTTGACGTCTTCTCGTGGGTTGTTGATGTTATCGAGGTAAGTCTGTGCGTCTGCTGTAATAGTTACCGTCTTCTCACTTCCGTCATTCAGATCAAACACAGACAGATCATTGTTGTCTATAACGGATACAAACCTGTTCGTCTCGTCTCTGTCTATTAGCTGTACGTGTGTGTTGTTTGATACTTTACTGGTAAACAACTTGCCAATGTGACGGGTGTTTGGTCGTTTAACAAGTCCTTCAACAACAGTAGCCCAAGCATTTACCTGCTCGTCACACTGACCGGGATAACGCAGATTGTCAGGCTGCTGCGATACACCTTGGGCTAAGTTAGGTACGCTATTTACTAACAGAGGCATTATCTGTCAAGCACACGCATTACGCTGTAGTTATCAAAGATAGTACGGTCTGCATTCTCGGAGTCACTATCAATAGCTCTTGCTTTTGCTTCCACTTCGTCCCGTAGTGCAAATCCTTCGATCTCACGACTACCAAGAAAACGATTACTGAATATACGTGCAGCTTTAACGGTGATGTAGTGTCGGAACTGTTCAGGTATTTCCGTGAAGTCCAACTGAAAAGTAACAGAGGCTTTTACCTCTTTTGTCCAGACGTCTGTGTGGTTCTTCCTGTCGTATAAAGTATTACCACGTTGTACAGGATCGACGTCTGTATATATCTGTGGGTCTAAGTCTATGGTTAACACGTTGCTAGGTAAAGTAATCTTACTATTGGTAGCGTCGGGAGTGAATGGATATTCGTGCTCCGTGTTAAAGTGCCAACCTTCTGATTGTATAGCTCTACTCGTTTCGTCTAACACATTCTCTGCTTGTACCACGGTGATCGGGACAGCGGTGCCTCCTAACGTGTTAACGGGTGCTTCGCCAATAACGGCAATCATTGTGTTTACCGCTTCGAGTTTAGTTGTAAGAGCCATAATTATTTGTATTGATCCCAACGCTTCCTAGTACATTTCTTCTAGTTTCTTTATTTAATGTAGGGGAAGCAACTCGTAAAGCTTTATCAGGATTATTGTAAGCGATTGGAGAGGCTACTTTTAAAGTTTTCTTTATGGCTTTAGGACTAGACGCTGCCAAACCAAACGCACCCATACGTGCGTACTTATTAGGGTTTTTTGCTACAGCTGCTGGTATTATTCCTATTTGACTTGCAAAGCACATAATATAAAAGGTTTCGGTAGAAGGGAGCGGAACGAATCACAGACCTCCCAACACCGAGAGAGTGGTTACTTCTGAAGTTCGATAGCACACTCAGGACGGAGAACTCCGTGACCCATAGCGTACTTCGCAACGAAAAGCGTACCTTGACGTTCGATTTGGTACTCAGATTCAGTAGCCAAGTCGAGCAGTTTAACAGTTCCAACAGCAGCGGAATGAGAAACAAGACCAATCGTGTTGGTAA